AAAAGATAATCTTAAACCAGTAAATTCTGAATCACTTGTATTTGCCCTCAACATTGGCTCTCCCCTAACACTATCAAACATATTCCAATTTCCTGTCCCACCTGCTGACCTTTTTACCATTACAAAGTCAGGTTGGAATCCTGTTGTAATACTTTGTGTACTACCATTTCCTGTATAACTTCCAAATTTTTGGTACCCTGATACTGAATGGAAACAGTAAAGTATTTGTGTTTCGCCACTTCTATTTGTATCTCCATTACCTAATGTAACAACTGTACTTGATGCAGCTGTATTATTAAAAGGTGATGACCAGTTTGCTTGTGCTGCTGTGCTGTTCAATTCTAAAACATACCCTGATGATAATCCTGTATGTTGTACCCACCAACTTGTTGCCGAACCACTTAAACCTTTTGCTATTACCATATCTGGTGCAGCTGAAAGTCCGTGAGGAACTTGTTTACCTGATACACCATCACCTTCATATTTTATAATAGAGAATCCAGCGTTAGCATTTGCACTAATTATAGTTTCTCCTGGAGCACCTAAAGTTAAATCATCATTATCAGCCGCAGTTTCCTCATATAAAGCTGTTACATTTTCTTGTATTAATGCCGCATCATAAAATCTTAATTGGTCAATGTCCCCTGTAAAATCAGGAGTACCTCTATCTGTTCCAAGAGCTTTAGATGTAAAAGATATTGAATCGTAAGTAGGGAAAGTACCAACATTAACACCGTCAACATAAGTTTTAGTATCCGCAGGTGTAAAATTAAATACAATATGATGCCAAGTATTTTCTGTTATAATACCTGCTGATGTTAAATTGCTTTTAAAAGTACCACTATATTTAGTCAATAATAATAATGAACCATCTCCATACAATACTGGTCTAAAATAATTGTTAGCATCTATCCAAGCAGAATATAACGAATAAGCTGTAGCACTTGTACCAGTTCCCATATCTGTAGCTTTCAGCCAAAAAGACATAGAAAAAGTTGAACCGTGTAAACTATTGTTAAAATTTATTTCACTGCTATTACTTTCAACAAAAACTGCAGCTTTATTAAACTTTCCAGTTGTATAAGTTATATTTGAAGTCGTACCATTGTAATTTCCTCTAACATCATTGGCATTGTCCTCAAATTTATATACTGCTTTTGCTGCTCCTCCATAGATTGTCGGTTCGTTATCATCGGCTTTCCACGCCCAACCTACATAAGTGTCCCCATTTGCATTTTGAGCTCCACTTGTACCTATAGTAAATCCATCACTATCGAAACTTTGCAATCTATTTGTACCACTTGTTTGTGCGTCAGTTAAGTTTGAAACAATTTGATTTCCTGCACCCCTTATAACATCAAACAATACGTGACCACTTGTGCTTGACCTTTCTTTTGTCCATACAAAAGATGGTGAAAATCCTAAACCTGTAATTGACCTACCATCTTGACCATTACCAGTATAAGTAACCGTACTAAAACTTTTTGCTACTGTTGGTGCTTCTGTGTCAGGGTCTGCAGCAAATGCCATATAGATATAATTATCTCCATTAGCATTTACATATCCCTCTGTTCCTGATGGTTGAAACCCATTACTTAAAAAATCAAGTTGTGGTGCTGCAACACCTGCCGTTCCAGTTTCAGCAGAACTTTCATTAGCTAATACATATGAAAATCTTGGATTTGTAGTGTTTCTTTTATTATCGTAAATCACCCAATTAGAAATTGTATTGGTTCTCTTTACCATAACCCAAGCAGGTTCAAATCCTGTTTCTATAATCGGTCCATTTGCATCTCCATTACCTGTATATCCTCCAAACTTTGAAAAGGAATCGACATTTTTAAAAGCATACATTATATAATCATCGCCTTGGAGATTCCACGGTCCTAATGTTACTTTAGTTGCATCAGGAGCAGTTCCATTCCAAACATTTACACTACTTCCTTTAATAGCATTTTCTTGAAGTTGTAAATAATCATTACCACTTGTAAATGAATTATGCCAAACCCACCAAGCCTGGTCAACAGCAGTAATTCTTTTCATTATAATAAAATCAGGAGTAGAATCTAATCCGTGAGTTGTTGTAGAACCACCTGTTGAGGTATTAGGAACAGTAAATTTAGTAATACAAAACCCTGCATCACTATTAAGTTGATGAGTTACATTTGAAATACTTCCTGTTCCAGTTCCTGATGTTGTAGTTCCTCCGTTTGCTTTTAGACACCAAGCTACATAATCATCTCCATTTCTGTTTTCTCCTGCTCCTGAACCTAATGTAAATCCACCTGTATCAAACGAAGTTACTCCTGTATCTGCATATTGTGGTGCTTGTAAGTTTGTATTCATTGTGACAGAATCTCCTCTTGTAGTATCAAATATAAAATTATTATCAGCACTTGTTCTGCCCTTTATCCAAATAAAATCAGGAGTAAACCCAAGTCCATACTCATAAGTAACATTCGTTGCAGTACCATCATAATTTCTTGTGTCATCATTTGCATTCCCTTCAAATCTATAAGAAGCTACAAGTGAGTTTTCTTGATATAATGTAGTTACTTCACTTGCTGATATTGCTTTGTTGAACACTCTTACTTGGTCTATTTTACCGTCTGTTGGGTATTCAAAAGTTCCTGGGTTTGTTGATTGATAAGCACCAATAAAGGAGTTACCAGACATAGTTTGTAAGTTTCCTGTAGCAGCAGATTCAGTACCTTGTAATACATTGTTCATATAAAATTTAAACCCATCAGTGCTCGATACAGTTATTACTGCGTGATACCAAGTATTAGTAGTTATTGTCCCACTATTTATAACATAAGCAGTGCTTGGCGCAATTTGTATTGATGCTTGTACTTTATTAGTGTCATTACGAGCCAATATATAAGTATAATAATCCTCTTGTGAAGAAAATAAATTATTAAGTGCAGATAAAGAATTTAAATTAAACCATAAAGAAACAGTAAAGTTTTGCTGAAATACTGAACCAAATGAGCCTATGTCCACATTACTACTACTACCATTAAAACTTGCTGCTTGTCCATATCTTCCTACTGCATATTGAATCTCTGTTCCAGTTCCATCGTAGTTACCACTTAAATCTGTTTCATCATTTTCAAATCTATAAGTAGCAATACAAGATGTATCACCAAGTACTTGTAGTGTGTCTGTTGTATCTTCTGATAGTGGGTCTAATGATTCTACTGTTTCTACTGTTTCTGCATATAGTGTTGAAACTTCTGATGATGATAGGGCTTTTTGAAATACTCTAACTTGGTCCATCTTACCAATAAAGTCGCTGTATATTGTTCCAGCACCAAATTGAAATCCCCCTATATCTAAAGTTGTTGATGATGATACTTGAGTGTCAGCAGTTAAAGTAACACTTGCTTCAAGTGAACCATTTATATATAATTTTAATACAGAATTATCTCTTACTGCTGCAATGTGAACCCAAGTTGTCATTGGTGCATTAAAAGTACTTGTTGATTCTATATATTGTGTTTGATGTGTAAACCTAATTTTTTTACTTGCACTTCTAAAATCAAGTATTATAGCAGCATAGCTTGGAGAATAAACATTATAGTTACCTATATAAAAAATTGTATTATCACCTTGTGGATAACTGTGAATTTGAGCCCAACAAGAAAAAGAAAAATCTACAGTTCTATCATTTAAATCACTAACAAAATTAATTGTTGATAAACCAGTATCAATCACACTATCACCAGCAAAATAAGCAGCTGCACCAAACTTACCTCCGTTAATAGAATGTGATGTAGAACCATCTCCTTCGTATAATGCTACTCCAAAATGTTCGCTTGGTGTTAATGTACTACTTGCAGTAGCACCTGCACCAATTAATCTTTTATTTAAACCCATTTATTAAATGTTTGGGAAATCGTATGTAATAACTTTTGCTTTAGTAGTTAGTGCATTTATTTCCGATTCAACTGTATCTGATAATTCTCTTAAAGCTACTCTTGCATCTACAACATCTGCTGGTACATCTGCTCCATTATCTGCTTCTCTAATTATATACCAGTCAGTCTTTGCAAGTTCACCACCAATTCTACTTTTAAAGTTGCTAATTGATTGCTCTTTTAATTCGCTTACTGATTTATCAAATGACTTATTAGATTTGTCTTTTTTGAATACTGTTGCCCCTGTGTCCCAATATATCTCACCTAAATCGTGTATTCTTGAATCATAACTATCATCTATGATTACATCAAAAAGTCCATTGTCTTTCATATCTTGACTTGACCAACCTTTTACGTTTAAATGTAAACCAGTTGATGACCTAAATGAATTTGGTACTGACTGATAAAATGTTATAATTCCTGCGTTATTTACTGCTTTCATAATTATGCTACTTTATTTATTGTTGCGAATTGCTCTGTGTTTCCATTTGTAGAAACTATACTTATTAAATTTTCTCCAGTTCCATCATACGTTGAAGCATTTGTAAGTTCTTTAACACTTGTCGGTAAAGTTAAAGTGTAGTTACCACTAATAACTAAATTAACTTGCATTCCAGTCGATACATTAGCAAATGTTAAAGTTGTGTTTGCTCCTAATGTTTTAGTAAATGTTGTAGCAGTTGCCCAATCTACTTCAGTACCACTTAATGCTGCTGCTGTTGTGAATTCTGCACCTAATTTTGCATAAGTTACATTATCATCAGCAATTTTAGCCGTTGTTACATTTGAATCTACTATAGAAGCGGTTACTACTGCGTCTGCTGCTAATTCATCAGCTCCAACGGCATCATCAGCTAGCATACTATTTTCTACTGCTCCTGCAGCTATTGTTAAAGCACCTGCTGATACAGTTGCATCTCCACTTACTGCAAGTGTTGTGCCATCACCAAAAAGTGAATATATTTCGTTAATATTTGAATTTGTTGATTGCATTGCAGTTCTTAATGGATCTCCTGTTCCATCATTAGCTGAACTTCCTACGTTAATTGCTGTTTTTGCCATTTTATTTTATTTTAATATACTGTTGCGTCTACTGTTAATGTTGAACTATCGGATGTAAATAATGTTGTGTCAACTGTCAATGTTGATCCATCTGCATCAAAAGGGTAAATATCACCCCATCCATTTGCTTCATTAACACTCCCAAACCAACTTACACTATATATTTCTCCGAACCCCATTTTCTTATACTGGATAAATTATTCCCCAATTATTAGATTCACTATCATTCCCCCACCAGCTATCATCATATATTGACCCGAATGACATTTTTTATCTTTTCTATATAACTCTTTAATTTGATTTCGTTCTCTTTTTTTGGTTTATATGTTTTTTTCTTTCTTATAGTACCCATCCTGTCATATTTTGATCTCTTTCTGGGTACATTCCACCATCTTGATTAGTTGTAAACTCAGGATACAACTCACTATTTGAATTCATATAACCAATAAACCTTTGTGTATAGAAATCTGCAGTAGTTTTAGCTTGATGTACTAAATTATTTATTTCTTCAAGTGATGCTGAATCACTGTTTTCTGATCTATGTTTAAATACACCTCCATTGCTAATCTGAAATGCTGCATATTTCATATATTCTGATTGACTAAACCAAATAAGCATTGGTTTTAAATATGTGTTTACAAGAGTTAAATAGTCTCCAGATAAAGAACTAGCAACTACATCTGATTGTAATTTATCATATAAAGCTGTACCTAATTGCGTTTGTATATAAGTGTCTTGTGCTACCTCAACAAACTGTATAAGTTTATCAGTATCTACATTACCATCTATAATAGATTTTCTTTTTAATTCTTCTAGTGTAATAAATAATGCTTTCATTTTTTATAATTTGGATGATGTCCTCTGTTTGCCATATCTTTTGGTGCTATATTAATTTCACTTGGGTTGATCGGCTCTCTTAAACCATCTGCTATTGCTTCTGACTCACTAACAAGGTCTTTATTTGACACTTTCTTTTTATAAACCTTTAATTCCCAAAAGTGATGACAATTAACACCTCCTTTAAATTTAAATAAAGAGTAATTTTGTCCTTTATGACCTAACTCTTTATTTACACCTTTAAAAGACATCATATTTATATCTTCTTTTCTAAATACAAGGTTTTGTGCTGTTAATGATTCCATTTTAACACAAAATCTTCTACTATTAATAGAATTTCTTACAGGACCATAAGAGTAACGAACCTTATATGTTGAATTATCCTGTGATGAAACCTTATTAGGTTTAGCGTCATCTTTTGATACTTCAGCAAGTTTAGTAAAGTCAAACTCTGTTTCTGCGTCTTCTACTTTTTCTGTATGTATTAACTCCCAGTCACTGTCATCAATCTTTTCCCCTAAAGACTCTAATTGTGATAAGATGTCATCACCTTCTTCATCTGTAAAATCTTCTTTTTCTTGACTTGATAGTTTTTCACCAGTTTCTTCCTCTCTTTTAATTTTAGTCTCAATGTTATCAAGCTGCGTAAACTCAATTGGTTGTAGAGTAATAAAGTATAAGTTTAAGTTTATACCATTAAACGATAACAGCTCATTAAATGAGTTGATTAGTTGGGTCTGAAATGGTCTTATTACAATGTTATCCATTAAAACACTTGCTGTTCTTAATTCTTCTGCATTATTACCAAAACCAGTATTATCTTTAATACCAAGTAGTATTGGAGATACAACACCGTGACCAATCATTATTTTTTCTCTTGACTCTTTTGCTAAAAAGTCATATTGTGCGTGAGCATCTGGTAGATGAATAGGTTCAACAGTTGACTGATTTTCTACGTTATCGTTAAATGCTAATATAAACCTACCTGCATTTGATGTACCACTAAACTTTTCGTAGATCTTTCTCTCTATCATTTCCTGTGCCTCATCACCTGGAATACCATTGTTAAAGTTTAATAGTAAAGAGGGCTGTAATCCATTCTGTATGTTATTAATGTGATAATTAGAAACTTCTTCCTCTAAATTACAATATTGTAAACATCCTTGATAATCAACTGGAGAGTAATAATAGAAACCAGCTCTATACGGCTTTACACAGTATATCTCTACACTTTCACTCTTTTTACCAAACTTATATGCTGGAAATCTTTTAGGCTTGTCAGAAGGCTTTATTTCGCTCCATTTAGGGTGATAGTAATATGCTTTTATTTTACCGTCTTTTGCTTTTTCCGCTCTTAATGTTTCAGTAGGAAAATGCTTTAACTGCATTATCTTTGTTTTGCTCTTGTTATATACAACTTGTATAGATGCTTGACCTAAAAGCTTTAAATCTCCAGCGATCCTTCTTACATCTACATCTTTTAGTATTTGTTGCATTTGACCAAATTGAACAGAATTATCTTCTGAATCTGTTGCATTTAATCCTCTACCATAAATTAAATCTGTAATACCATTAATACATCTTGAGTTTGTTGGACTTCCTGTGTATCTATCTATGATATCTCTAAAATAGTTGTTATTGTCACCATATTCAACCCAATCATATCTAGTTGACTCTTTTATACTTGGCACTTCGTACCCAGATAAATTTATTACTTTTATTTTACTCATAATATTATGTATTTTTGGTCATCCGTATCAGTACCAATATACTCATCGTATTTATTACTATTTAAAGTGTGGTTTGTTGTATTATCGGTTTGTGATGTACAATAACCTTTACCTCTATACAATAATGTACTTGCTTGTTTTAACTCAAAAGAATAACTGTTTTCAGCTGTTAAAATACTAAAAGCTATAGACATCTCCAAGTAATTACCATTAGATGATAATGAAGATGTTATGTCATTTATTGTTTGAGTTTTTCTTGTTCCGTCTTCTACAATAACCATAGACAAGTCACTTGCAACAGTATAAACTCTTGGTATTATACTAATTGATTGAGATGATGCTGTTGGTGATAATCTTATCATACCTATATAACCTATTATGTTGAATTATGTTCAAAAAAAAAGAGGACTGTTAAAGTCCCCTTTCTATGTTTAAGAAAATCCTCTATGTTTAAGAGTTGGTTCCAGCTGTTACTGTTACCGTAGCTGACGCCATACCTGCATATGGATCTGCTGAAGTTGGTGAATCTACAAAATTAGCTGGAGTAGTTTCCATTCCAGTTAATGTTAATGTATATCCACTTAAATCTCCCATTGCGGCACCAGTTACAATTGTACCTCCTGATACGTCTGCACCATTAGATAAACCCATAACCATTACGTTTCCATTATAATCTTCAATAGCAACGTGTGGTCTTCCATAAGCTAATAATTTTAACTCTTTATTATCTTCTTTAGATAACTTATGTAAAGTTAAATTTAATGTTTGCTCATAAAATGTAGTTCCGTTTTCTCTTGAAGAGTTTACTGTTTGTTCTAAGGATGAGTTTCCTTTCACTTCATATTTAAATGCTGTAAAAGTACCAGACATATCGGTAATTTCATCAGCTGTAAGTGTTACAGTCCCTAAATCTCCGAAATCAGTAAAATAAACATTTTTTATTCCACCAACGACATCTTTACAAGGTTCTTTTCTTCCTAAAGTTAAATCACAAGCCATAATTTTTAATTTTTATATAAAAAAAGGGCGGTAGGCTTAGAGCTTACCTACCCTTTCTTAAGTTGAACAATTTATTTTACTATGCTGTAGCGTATAATACTACGTCACCACCAATTCCGTGCTGTATTCCAGCCGTGAACCTCATAATAACTCTCACATTTTGAGAACCATCTAAATCTGCCATATCAATCACTTTTACCTCGTTTTGGTCAGATAATAGACCTGTTCCAAAGAATAAGTTTGATTTTTGTGCTGCTACAGCATCGCTATCAGATAATCCTGGAGCTAATGCAATTTGAATACCATCAAATTGAAGACCAGAACCATTGTTATACCATTGTGTACCTTGATTGTTTGTACCTGCAGCTCCTAATCCTGAAGCACCAAATCCACCTAAAGCTCTAACGTAGTTTCTGTACATATTAGAAGGTAAGTAGATAGTCATATCTTCTGAACCATATACAGCAGAAGGAATAGCGTCAGCTATCTTACCAAGCTCTGTAATAATGTTAGCTGCTGTTGATGCTGTACCTGTTACGTCATTAACGTCACCATCAGCACCTAAAGTAGTGATGAATCCATCAAATTGACCAGCAGTTGCGTCAGTACCTGTCCAGATGTTAGTTTCGATTCTTTGAGCTACTTTATCTGCTACGTGAGCAATTAAAAAGTCAGAGAAAGAAGATGGTAAGTTGTCAAATGCAGAATATCCCATTTGTACTGCTTCCCAGTCGCTTCTAAAGTCTTTCTTACATAATTCTAAGTTTACTTGAAACTCTTCTGGTGTAAGAATTCTTTCAGTAAGAGTAAGTGTTGATGTGTCATCAAAATCACAGGTTGCATTTTTAACGATGCCATCTGTTGCCACTTTTTTCATTACTTGTTTATATTTAACATTTGGTACTACTGTAATATTCCCATCTGCCAAAGTTTTACCTGATAATAAAGCTGCAGAAATATATTTCCCAGCAAATTCACCAGCGTAAGTAGTAGTTATTGAAGTTGTTGTTGCCATTTTAAATTAATTTAATTATTAGTTATTGCGTTTAATACCCTATTGTAAGTAGTGTTTCTATTTGCGTTTGGAGCAAACCTAGCACCAATTTTCTCACTTACTTTGTTTTCTGGTGAATGACTGATTGCTTCAGCAGGTTCATCAGTAGATAGTTCTTGTGGAACTTCTTCTTGAGTCTCTTCTTTAGCTTCTATCATACCTCTTAATTTTTCTACCATAGCTTTAAGTTCTGAAACTTCGTCTTTAGTAGCATATTCTACAGCAGGAGCTTCTTCTACGATGTCTTCTTCGTAAACATCCTCTTGTAGTTCGTCAGCTGATTCTTCTGCAGAGTAAGATACTTGTCTAACTTCTGCTTTAGGATCTTCCTCTTTAATCTCCGCTTTAGCTTCTTTCTTTTTAGCTTTAGGAGCTTCTTCTTTTAATTCAACCTCAGGAGTAGTTACTTCTTCTGAATTAGTTGATAAAAGAACATCTTTGATTTTTGTTACAATTTCACTTGCTTTCATAAGATACTTTTATTTATAGTTATTACTGATTTTAAATACTTTGTTGTATTTTCAAACTTTACCAACTCCTTGAGCTTGGAGTGTTCCATCACAACATTTTGTAGAATAAGTTCTGCCATCAGGACATAAACATCCTCTTGATGAACTCTTTGGTGAAGAGTAACTTACTGTTGCTTTTTTATTTCTTTTCATCAATTATTAGCTTGTTATGGATTTTAAAATGTCCTCTAATACTTTAACAGCTTTTAATTCTTCTGCGTTTAATGATACATCTTCTTCTATACTTTCTTTTGGTCTTTCAAGTCCATCAGCAAAATATCCTTCTATAGAAAATCCTTTTACTTCTCCCGCTTTTACTGCTTTCCACACATCATCATTTAATACTTTCATAGAAACCATCCAAGTTCCTTTAGGTAGGTCAAAACCATAAGCTGATGCTTTGTCATTTTTAGGGTCGTCTATTAACCAAGATTCCACTACAGACATATCACTTAATTCAATTGAATGTTCAAGTGTGGAGTTTTGATGTTTACTTTTTATAAAGAATAATTCAGATGCTTTTCTAACTGTATCTTCGGAGAAATATATGTAGTAATCATCATCTTCTCCTTTTCTAAATATCTTTTTGTTAGGAATAAGAGCAGGACCCATAAGAATCCTTTTCTCTGCATCTACTTCAGCAAGTCTAATTTCTTTATGCTCTTTTAAAGCAATAAAGTCTTCTTCTATTGCAGGGTTTTCAACGATAGAAATAGCTTCAATACCACTAATCTCATTTTCTTCGTCTATAATAAGTTCTATTATCTTTTCCATATTTAAATAACCATATTAAGTTTATTCTGTTTTATTATCCAATAGAAGCTCCCTCTATTGTACTACGTTCAAGTTCTTGTGCTGTTGACACATCAGATGCTACAACATAAGCTCTTAATGGTTTCTCTTCTGATCCTGCAATTGTTTGAGCTAATTGACTTTCCTGTGTAGCACCTACCACATTAAATGCTGGTGCTTGTATTGGTGCAGAGCCTCCTCCTGAACCTCCTGAATTAACACCTGCCAAAGGACCAGATAGTGCTTTTATTTGTTGATTAGCTTTTTTACGAGCAGAAGAAATTTGTGCTAATACACCTCCTATCATAGCACCAAAAGCTATCGGACCTGCAATAGGACCTAAATCCTGTAAAAACTTACCTATAGAAGTTGTTGCATCAACTGTTGATTTAGCCGCAGAAGCACCTATATTAAATATAGCACTATTTGCAGCCATTGTTAATTTTGCAATTTCCATTGCGGCTTCTATTTGAAACATATCTCTTTGAAACTTAATCTGTTGAATTTTTACTGCTCTGGATTTCTTGTCATTTTCTTTTAAAAGCCTGTCTTTCTCACTTGCAGTTAAATTATCATTATTTAAAATAATATCTCTTTCGCTGTTAAGTCTTGTAATTGTACCTTGAAAAGCTTGACTTTGTATTGATGCTAACTTTTTAACTTGAGTCATTAACATTTGTGCAAGTTTTTCCTCTGCTTTCTTTCTGTCCTCTGTCCTTTTTATTTCCTTTTCAAACATTCTCTGCTTGAGATCATCTTTTTCTTTTTCAGCAATAGCGTTTTTAATGCTTTCGTCATTCATCATATCATCTGTAACCTTCTTTGCACTGTCCTTCATATCCTGAAGCTGCTCCTTAAAAGTTTTAATACCAGTACCATCAAATATTCTGTCTTGTATCTTTTTTAACATCAAAACAATTTCTTCATTTGTTTTGCCTACACGACCTGCCCAACCTTCACCAAAAACAAAATTAGCAACTTTATCTCTTTTGTCACCTTTAGGATCATCATCATCTACAACAGTATCAATTTGTTTTTGTATGTCATCTAATAAGTCCAATACTAAAGCAGCAGCTTCATCAGTGTCTTTTATTATTGTATTTAATACTTGTTTTCCTTCTTCTTCAGAAGAGCCAAAAATTGCAGCACGTATACCTATATATGGATTTTCATACACATCTTGATTACTTTCAGCTGAAAAATTGTCTATCGCAGCTCTATATCTCAGAAGAAAAGAGTCATTATCTTTAACAAACTTTTCAAAAGCTTTTGCTCTTTCTTCGTCATCTTCTATTTCACCTATTTGTCTTAATTTAGCTTTTTTAAAGAATACGTCTGCGTTAGCATCTATAAGAGCATCTCTTTCAGCTCTTAGTTTTTGTTGTGTTATATATTTTTCTATAGCTAAAGATGTAGATTCAATAGACTCTTTATTACGAATTTCTTCAGCCGTTAAATTTGGTAAAACACTTGCAAGTTCAACAGCGGCAGCTATTTGTGCATCCCTACTTGCAGTATTGTCATTTATAACCGTGTTAAGAAGCATAAGCTTAACTCCTTCAGCATCAAGAGTTTTATTGGTTTCCTCTATTTCCTCCCTTAATTGTTTTAATTTACCAGCAGCTGTGTTTGTTCCTTTTATAAAATCTGTTATTTCATCTCTGTAAAGCGTTATTAAGGAAATAAGTATTTGAAACCCTAAAATTAAAGCTCCCCCAGATTTAAGTTGTTTTATAAGAATATCAAAAGAAGCTCTTGCACTTCCTGTTTTTCTCGACAATGTTCCAAGCTGGCTACCAAGTTGAGATATGTTGTTCGTCATACCTATAATTCCAAAAGGAGCATCTGAAATTAATCTACCAAATTCAACAATAGAGTTAGAAGCTAAACCTTGATTGCTAATAAACTGTGCATTAACTTGAACATCTTTATTTCTTGCTTCAGTTAGCTTTCTTAATTTATCTTCTACTTTAGTTATAGCAACAGTAGCTTTTTGGTATGCAGGAATGGTATTTGCATTAGCAGCACGATCTGCTTTTAATGCTCTTATTTCTGCTAAAAGAGCAGCTTCCGTACCTTTAAGAGCTTTGGTTTTTTCTTCTGTTACTTTAATCCCTGCTTTTTGTGATTTGTTTACATCATCTAAAGCTTTTTGTAGTTTTTTTAAGTTTACAGTACCATCATCCTGCAGCTCTACCTGTATAATTATTTTTTTGTTATCTGCCATAATACTCTCTAATTATATGATCTTTTAAATCATTCCAGTTTTCTTTTGCTTTGTACTTGCCTTTAGCAATATCTATATAAGGATTAACTCCATAAAAGTTATCTGTCTTTAATAGTTCTATTATTAATTTAATCATTAGTCATCTGTTTGATCTGCTGTTATTAATGCACTGTCTACTGTTATATCTGTTGTATCTACTGTTAATGTTCCTGTTACAGGAGGTGGAGTTGGTGCTACGCCACAATCTACATTATAAGTTAAATTATTTTCACCACCCATATATCCGTGATTATAACATTCATAGCTAATAGTTCCAAAGTCATCATTTACTGTTACAGTTATATCTCCAGCATAATATGTATATGTATTTCCATCTAATCCAGTTTTGGTTCCTCCATTAACTGTTCCTGTATAACTAATTAATGATTCTTTACCGTTGTTATGAAAAGCTATTGGATGGGTTGCAGGTACATTACTCAAAGTATAAGTTCCTGTAGCCATCTGATAAACACCATATTTATTGTCAAATATATATAAGTAACCACCAGTAACAGATTCTACTCTTACCTCAAATAAAGACGGAAGACATAAGAAATTCTTTACTGCATATGTTGAGATAAGCTCTAAATCAGCTTTACCTGTTACTATATCTAAATTTATTTTATTTATATTGTATTTTTCTCCAGAAACAACAATGGTGTCTGCAAGAGAAAAGTTTGTTATAAAAGCATTTGTAAGTACAGCTTTTAATTTAGTTAGCCTATTAAACTTATTAAATACAGATAATATATAGTTTTCATAGTATTGTGAATATAAGTTTTCACCATAACTTTGAGATCCATTAACATTAGCATTGTATTCATTTCTTTCTGCTCCAAAATGATTGGTTTGTGATGTATTTATATCTACAGCATTACTTGGTATAAAATAAGATGATGTAAATAATGCAGCTGTTCTATCATTGTATGTGTATGGAATTGTTTCACCTGAAACAAGTATAGGGTAAAACAATACTGGCTTTCCTATATATGGATTGTATTTTTCTTGTGTTCCTGCAGTGTCATCTTCATTAGATTTTGTTACACTAAAACCAACCTGTATGTCTGTCCAAGCCGTTCCTGTATTATCATACAGTCTTTCATATTTCATATGACCAAAAGATGGTTTTATGACATATTCCTTATTGTATCTGCTGTCTCCTTTTATGTCTTCAGACTCACCACCCCAAGTTATATTGTTAACTTCTTTATGTTGTTTTGCAAGTAAAGAATCTGTGTCTTCATATTCAAATGTAATTTTTGTATAAGGTAAAGCTTTATTTACTGTACTTGACTCAACATTAATTTTACTTGTTAAATCTGTTTCTGCTGTTGATGATACATAAAAATCATCAAGAGTTTTAACTACAATAGTTTTTTCTGTTGGAGAATCATTTCTTACCTCTGCAACAAGATTAAACATTTTAAATAAACCAGACAGAAAATCAAGAATTGTAATGTCAGGCAAATTTTCGTGAGTATAAAATATTTGGTTACTGTTTGCAATTAAATTAGATGCTGTTCTAATAATATCTGGAACGCTAACACCGTCATAATCTCTATCAACTCTAGCTATAAGCCTTAATTCAAATCCAGAGTTAAAGTCTATTGGTGATCCAGAATCTGTTATAACTGTAAATGTATATGTCCCCTCATCTAAATCTACTTCTAAATAATCTGTTGTTCCTGTTTGTACCTCTTGTGTAAATTCATAATATAAAGACCCATTTCGTTCTACCCTTACATCATATTTAGTTGTAGTGTCTGAGCTTACTAAACTAAGTCTAGCTAAGATTGATTCTATACGACCACCTTCTATTTCTATTTTTACAGTATCTGCAGAAGTTCCACTCGATATTCCTGATGAATTTGTAAAGTTTGCTGAAAATCCTACTGCACCCGTATCTGCATAAAGGCTCAATGGTTTTCCAACACTAAATGTGTTTATTAGTGTGGTTACTTTTCCTACCGTTTCTTCACTTACAATTTTACCTTCTTTTTGATGAAGCCACATATATAGATTATAATAATCTAAATTACTTGAGTTAAAGAAGTCTGTAGAAAAACTCACTGTAGTTTCACCTAAAGACAACCATTTTTCTATAGCTTTTATTATAACATCAATTCTAATGGCTGGTTTTAATTGATCCCAAGCTACTCCATTTCTTTTGCTGTTTAATGGGTAATCTGCAACATCATAATATAAATTACCGTCTTCTAAGTTACCGTAGTAATCAGTTCCGCTGTTTGTGTATAATCTATCTGTATGTGTTATTAAAGGAACAACTAAAGGCTGAACGTGTGTTGTTCCAAACTCATCTGTAATGTTTTTTGAGCTTTCTAAGTATTCTTTCACACTATCAGTTCCTGTAGCTTCATAATTCATATAGAAGTTTTTAAGGAACACTAGTTCACTTAATTTAGTGCTATCAAGTTTCTCTCTAAGAAATCTTAAGTTACCATAAAATGTTACTCTATATGAATAAGGCTTATTGTATTTAAGATCTACACCTTCAAGCATAATATATCCTTCCCTAAAAACTCTATTGTTTATTTCTATTCTAGCCTCTTTTGCAACTGCAGCATTAAAACCATCTATAGCAAAATTGTAATAATGTTTAAATAATATATTGTTTCTATCTGATGAAGGTAAAGTAAAGTTTTTACTAAAGTCTGTAAATATTTTACCAGGATCTTTTACGTCTTTTATAGATGACTGTATTGTAATAGAACCATCCTGAAAAACATCTACTTCTTCATTATTTATAAAAAGCTGTACTTTTTGTTTCATTATCTAATTGTATTGATGCTGTTAAAAGCATACTCAAATTGAACAGTATAGTTTACAAGTTTGTCGTTTAGGTGTGTTTTATATGTAAACTCACTGTCTTTTACTTTTATAGGTAATGTTTTATTATTTTCTCTAACCCAGATATTTTCTGATTGAAACAACTCTCTTATAGTTTCATTGTATTCTTCTTTCAGAAATCCAGAGTTTAATGTTAATGATTTTTTACTTGTTACATCTTGTACAATTGATGTTGGATTATAAGTGTCATAACTTACGCCAGAAGAAGAAGATGTAATTGTGCTTGTGTCAAAGGTGTCTCTTTTGGTTTGTAATCCATCTGTTCTTTTTTTATTAAACCATAAATCTTGTATTACACCAAATTTATTTATAAACGATACTTTAAAGTTAGTGTATTTAGGTTCACAGGTATATATAGGATAAACAGTTTCTACAGCTGTTCCTGTAGCAGTAGAATAAGAAGTAGATAATGTATTTACTGACTCTATTTCTATTTTACTTGCTTGTACGTTTGAAGAAACATACCTTATGTATGTATTAGAATCTTCTGATGTTGGTGTGTCTAATAATAAGTCAAATGACTTTGTTTCTGCAACTGATTCAACTCCTGAAGAATCTTTAGTAAAGAACCTGACAAACTTAACTCCTCCTGGACCAATATAAATAGGTATTTTTATATTTGAATTTTCAGGCAGATATATATATGTATTAGAAATCAGTTTAGAGGTAGATAGAGTTGAATTTAAACCATCTTCAAAATATGTATACCCTTTAGTTCCTATACCATAACCATAAAAATCTTGTGCATCTCTATCACTATATGTATTTCTTTTAATATAATAAAACCAACAAGTAGATTTTATATTTGAGATACCACTTGTGTTTATTGAATAATCATTATTAAAGACAACATCTATATAGTCTTGTATTAGTTCAGATATTTCAAATCTAATTAAATTGTTTGCGTCAGGATTTGTTTTTGTTATAACATATTGAGGTGCTGAAGGAACAGAACTCCATCTTCCAGTCCAACAATACAAATCCAGTTTAGAGCTTGCTAATACTGCCATATCATTTCTTTAAGTATATAACTAAAAAAAGGAATATAGTATTACAACTTATAGTATATTACCACACTGCCCAAAGTTATATATTTCTCCACGTGCAACTCCAGTACCAGTTCCTATCTTAAAATAATAAGATCCTTCAGATAAATAAAAGTTAGAAGATGCAGGTGCATAGACTCTTGTTAAAGCAGAGTCTGAATATAACTGCGTTGAGTCTCCAAGTGTTCCTGTGTAATATAAAGTAGTAGGATAGCTTGTTTGGGTTATGTTATTACAAGCATCTGTTATAGTTGCAAATGCAGTACTGCTTATTTTAATTATATTAGTAGTAATTACATCTGGCTCATCTGGCGTTGGCGGAACATATCCACAAGCCGTACAATCAGAATATGTAACTAAATCAGTTATGTTAATGTTAGATGTTGTTGCTGTATTTCCACCATCACTGTAACATACATTGCTATATTCAACTACTGCTGCCCAATGTCCTGTAGCATCTAAATCTGTTGTACTTCCTATTACAACAAAGCCACCATTCCCGTCACAATTATTATATTGCCTAAAATATGCAATAGGGTCAGGAGTAATTGTATCACCTTCTAAACAGGTTGTACAATCATTAAATTCAGCAAGAGCAGCTCCATAACTCTCAAATGTTCTGTCTTCGTTATTTGCTTCAGGTTGGTAATCATCATTAACCTTACTTCTACAGGTTTCTGTATTTGAGCTTGTTCTAAATACATTAGGAAGAGGTGAGGCTGATGAATAATAAATTATTGGCGCTCCGTCATTATTACATTGTCTGTAGCCACCATAATATCTATTTTCATCTTGTCCTGTTTCTACGACAACTTGAATATCTCCAACACATTGTTCACAAGAACCATAAGGCTGTAATCTAACAAACTCATCACTTGAAAGTGTGTAGTCCCATTCAGCTAGAGTTACATATACTTGTGTTATTTCGTAACAACCGCTTGAATTTCCAGTTCCTGCAAAGTCAGTTAGTTGTACAATTTGACCAGCATCACGTGTAAATCCATCAAAAGCTACGTCAAATACTGTTCCTGCATTAGTTTGATTAGGACATTTTTGTATTGTTGCATATCCAGCAGTTGGTTGTGATGGCGTTGGGTCAGGAGTTTCTGTACATCCACCAGTAACACATCCTTGAGGGTTACCACTTGCATCTATATATCTAATATTCTGATTTGTTCCATCATCAAAAGCATACCATCCAGTAGTTAATGCTGGTGATGATAAACCTGCTGCATTAGAATAAAACTTACTTGCAACACAATAAGCTGTTTCTCCATCTCTATTTGTGTATAGTGTTACTGAAGAACCAGTACAAGCATCATAATTAGGATTTGTCGTGTCTGCAGATGTAATAAATGTAGTTCCATAAGATGGTCTATTATCCCATTGAATTGCTTTATTTGTATCTGCATCAGTTGTTGCACTCACTAAACAGTTATAATAGAAAGTTCCTGTCGTTGTTTGTGTTTGAGTTCCAGTTCCGTTTATAATCAAAGTCTGTTGTGTTTCACCTGATATAGCATTTCCTGGAATAGATGTAATATCATTATTGGTTGCACTTTTATACCATTGATAAGTTGGAGCTGTTATATTTTGAGTTAAAGCAGTTAGTGTTACTTGTTGATCAACATAAGCAATTCCTTGATTGTTTCCGTCAGCAGTAGCCATATTTATTGTTACTTTAGCTGCTAATGTAATGGTTGTATCTGGAACATCGTCTGTTTGACATACTAAAACTTGAGAAACATATCCTGGAGGATAACTTAATACTTTAGCATAATGTTCTTGTGGATCACTGTTGTCATCAAATAATATTAATTTATACCAATTGTCTGTTCCACCAAAAGGATTAGATAAACTATTGTCAGCAGCCTTTAATGTAAACAAAGAAGCACCTGCTGTTATTGAGTCATTATAATATACATCAACATCTGCTGTTAAAGCACAAGCATTGGCTCCATTATTACCAGCTACGGTAACATAGTTAGATGAAACTACTGCATTATTTGGAACTGTATTTGATTCTTCAACAGGTTCTGTCGTTCCTTCTGCAACACACTCAACATAATTACTAATTTCTCCATCATTGTTTAATCCAATCCTTCCATTATGATTAGTGCTTATTTTAAAATACTTTCCTCCACCAGAATAAGGTGTTTGTAATGCATCACTTTGATATAATGTTGTACCGTTACCAAATGTCTCTCCAGAAAACAATCCATAATAAACTGTTTCTGCTGCTGTTGCCGCACAAGCTCCGTTTACATTATCAAAGTTAGATGATGATATTAAAACTGATTGTGGGTCTGCAGTTTCAGCTTGGTCAAATATGGTTACTGTTACAGATACAGCAAAATTATCTAAGGTTAATATGAATGTTTCACCAGATGTACTTTCGGAAGTGTTATCAGATAATACTTCAAATGTCTGTGTAGCTTCGTTATCATTTCCACCTGAACCAAAAACAAAGGAACCAGTTAATGTTCCTCTTTGGAAGTCACTTCCACTTACTGTTCCTGTTATTGCAAATGGAACAGAAGTCCCGTTGCTAGTCGTGCTGTTTGCATCAATTAATTTAACTGTAAAAGTTTGACCTTCTGTAACTGATGCTTTATCTACTGACAATCTATAATCAGAGTTTCTTGATACCGTTCCTGTTAATGTAGTTGTTTCTGATACATCAGCAGATGCAAATGTTCCTGTAACTGGTTGAGCAGGACTTATAGCTAAAGCTACGTCTGCTGTATATCCTGTGTTTAATGATAATGTTGTTGTAAAACTATATGAGTCTCCAGTTTCTCCTGTTTGTTTTGCGTTGTTTAAATTACCACCAATTGTATATCCTTGAGCATCTCCCGATATACTATTTGTTACAGTTAAAGTTGCTTCATATTGTGGGTTAGCTGACCAAGTTACTGGTTTTGATGCTGGATATTCATTGCCTGCTGAATCTATTGCTGTAACACCATAAGTAACAAGTCCATCTGATGCTTCTGTAAACTCTTCTTCTGCATTTGCATTTCCAGCAATTGCTCCTCCTGTCCAAGCATAGCTAACGGGTGTGAAGTTAGTTGCTACTGCTGTAAGTGTAATGTTACTACCTGTTGTACCTATTGATGGTCCTGTAATAGATAAAACTGCGTTTTCTACCGTGCTTCCATCATCTCCTGTTGATGTTATGTAATAAGGACTTCTACTGTTTACTTTAACTGTTGCCATTTATATTTATTTGTGATTCTAAATCTTTTAAGTAACCTTTTTTTACTTCTTCTGTTATTTGATCTGCATAACTCTTGTCTATAAATTTTAATATATCAGCTCCTTTGTACCCAAATCTCTCTATAGTACCTTTTTCCAATATAGCTTCTTGGATAGATTTAATCATTCTTAATTTACTTGTTTTTTTGTTATAAGGATTTAATCCTTTTCGATAAACCCATTCTGCTATTTTACTATATGGAGGTTTATTTCCAGGTTTAGTTCCTTTGTCAACTGATTCAAAGTATTCAGCAGCATAGATGTTTAGTGAGATACTTTTACTACTTGCAAATACAGTCCCTTTAACACTATTTCTTAATCTTCCTGTCGCATTTAACTTCTTTGAATCAATCTGATTCTTTATTTCAGTAGTTAATTGTTTACGTATTCTGTTTAATGCTTCTGCTGTAAAAGTATAGACCATTAGCAAAGAGATAATTCATTAGTTGGTACTTGTATATCTACAGTCATTCCCCATCCAGCTAATTGATTCTCATATTTATCCAGCATTGGTTCTGCTGTTACATTTGTTATTACTTGAAAGTTGTCAGAGAAAGCATCTCCTCTTCTTAAGTTTTGTTGTAAGTCGTTTACTACTTGCAATTGTGTATTTAATACATCTTGCAGGTTGTCATTTCCAAACATCATATCTTCTGTTTGTTTATCTTTTGTGTAATCTACTATATCTAAACATAACACTTGAAGTGTAGCTGTCATTATTCTATCTGTAAATGTAACATTACCAAATATAATATGAGCTAAAGGATATATGGTAGTCTTATTTAGATCTACTTCTAATATATCACCAAAAGTTACAGTCTTGGTTGTATCATTAGCTCTTAATATTTCTTTTAATTTATCTAATACTGTATATACTTGTCTCATCTTGTATTTTGTTTTAACATTCTTCTTTCTAATTCATTCTTTTCCTTTTCAAACTCTAACCAGGTTAAGCATTGAAATAAGGAAAGTTTTGTAACGTCTTTAAATTTTGTTGGGTCCCCTCCAGCAAGTCCATAAATCGATTGATACCAACCCCATTTTGCTCCAAAGTTTGCTGTAGATCCGAGTCCACCTTCAGACGCTTCCCCAAAGAGTCCATCATATGCTGCGACAACTCTTTGCCTAAACGGTAAAAAAAAACCGTTGCTCCAAGTGCTACATTAACAGGAGCATCTAACATTACATCTGAATACTTATCAGTTCCTTCATAGTCTTCTATTAGATATAAATCCTTTTTCTCAAATACTACTGGTCTGTATAATACAGCTAATGCTTTATGCATCTGTTGCCAATCTGATATATACTTATCTAAATCAATAAACTCTCCAAGAGATATATCGTCAAGCTTAGGCATAAAACCAAACTTTATTGTTTCTCCTTTAGGATCTGTCATTTCAAATGTTCTTTGAAGTGGAGTCTCTTCTTTAAACATCTCTGATATATTTCCTATAATCCCACTGAATTTAGTTAGAGGTAAATTATAAGCCTGTTTCATTGTTATACCACAAAAACATTCTAGTAATTTTAAATTAGCAAAGTCTATTTGTTCTTTGTTAGGCTCTGTACCTTCTTCATACTTTACAGTCTTGATGTACTTTTGATACTGCTTTAAAGATATTCCCGATAACTCTTTTGGGATGCTTATGGTGAATGTTTTACTCATATCTATATAACTATCAATTAGTTTATTGTAATATAATACATTTTATATTGAATCTATTCTTGCTTTAATAATATCACAATATTTTTTATCTATCTCGTAAGATATAGAATCATATCCTAAATCTTTAGCAACATAAGCAGTTGTGCCTGAGCCTGCAAAAACATCAATTATTAATTCACCTCTTTTAGCTGTTGTTCTAATTATTTTATTTATTATCTCTTCAGGTATTTGACAAGGATGTTCAGTTTTTTCCTTACTTACATTTTTTACTTGATTTACATTCCACCAGTCATATAGTTTAGCACCAGTTTTACCTTCAGAGATTCTTTTTTGTATTCTTTTATCGTTTAAGTTTTTATATGGCTGCCTTACTTTACTGAAATCAGGCTTACATCCCCACCAACTAATCAATCTGCTTTGTTTTCCTGTATTACTATTATATACCCAACAAACTATTTGCTCACACCTTTCCTTTATAGCTTTAGGTAGTAAATTAATAGTTTCTTCAGGATAATGAATAATTACACAGGGAGTTGGTATTTTAGATAAAAGCTCTATATAATCTTTTTCAGACATTCTATCCTTATACTTGTTATAAGAATATCCTTGATTGTATGGTGGGTCAGTTATGGTTAATCCTTTAGGTATAATACAATCCCTAAAATCTCTGTTTATTATTTCTGTTTCCATTATATAAATATACAACAAAATTAAAAAACATAGTTAATACTGTATAGGTTATTTATTCAGCTATAAAGTTACATATCTGACTACATATATAGAGATTCACCAGAATTATATCTAGTTCATAAATAGCTATTTTCATATTTGTTTAGATTAAGCCCACGTAAACATCCTTACTGGGCTTTCTTTTGTAAAGTGCTTGAATTTACTTAAGTGGACAACTCTACTCCCCTACCTTCCGTTTTACATTGATTTTTCTTAACTGATCTACTCAACAATAATTAATTGCTTTTTGCGTTTACTATCTGAATTGACTAATTAAGTTTAATGTAAAGTATATTTTACTTTTGGTTAATGGTAGAAATTAAAAAGGTAGATTATGAAACAAAAAAAACTATCTATGATTAACAGATAGTTGTAAAATAATTGAAATAAAAAAAACCTGCCGTTTAAAGCAGGTTTCTCAAACTAATTAACATAATTATTAACCTATGAAAAAAGGTTTCTTAAATGCTATTTAAATGATGTTTAGAAGGGTAGTTTATAATAAGCCCAAACTTCATCTTTAATCTTTTTAATATCTTTCTTTGTTAACATTGTGTTAAGATCATCAAAGCATTCTAAAGAATATATTAATTCATATCCCTTCCAATAAGCATAATTATTTACTAATGTTTCAGCATTGTTGAAAGTGGTTTGTATTTCTCCGAACTGTTCTTCTTCCTTTTCATTGCAATATGCTATTGCATCAAATGTAGGTAAGTCATTATCCTTAAGCCATTTTTTAGCCCTTGAATAATATATAATAAAATAATCAGTGTTAAATGTGTTGTGATGAAGTTGGTCTTTATGTACGTCTATTTGGTCGTCTAATTGATCGAGTAAATGATTTATAATGCTTATTTCAACTTCTGGTAATGTTTTTGTTTCCATTTTTTTTGTTTTTAATTAAGGTAAATAATAAGTTAATGTTCCTAAGATAATTAAAGCTATAAAGATTAATAGATAAGTTAATATAGCCCATTTAATAAAGTTTAATGTTCTCATAGTGTTATGAATAAGTAGGGTTAATTTGATTCATTAGTTTATCAAGTTTTTTAATTCCTGATATTATTAACTTTAATTTGTCTATTTTATAAGCTAAATCCACTTGAGCTTCAAAAAGATCTTTATTGTTAGCGTTATATATATCAAAGCTAAAATATCCGTTAGAGTCATAATATATCATATCTTCAAAATTAGATATAATTAATTCGCTATCTAAGTTATTATATTCATAGTATAATGATCTATATTCTTCAATTAAAGAGTCAATCATTGTTAGTGTTTTTGTTTTATTTGTCATTGTATTATTTTTAATTAGTTATTTAATCTGAAGCTAAGATAATCAAAAAAAACGATATAATTAACAAATTATGTCAATAAATATTAAAATATTTTTTATCATTGTATTGGATAATACTATAAAATTGATGCTATACAAAAATAAATTGACAAAGACAAATATTATGCTAATTTATAACCGTTCTAAATAGTGAAAAAAAAAGAGCCAACCCTTTTGAATTTAAGGTTAACCCTTTTGAATTTAATGATTGGCAAACCTACTATGTTTAACGATAAACCTACTATGTTTAACGATAAACCTACTATGTTTAATGATTACTTTATACTAAGTATCTTATTTACTATTAAGGTAGCCAGGTAAATATAAATATAATACCCAAATGAATTACCTAAGTGTATTAAATCTATTATTCCTAATGTTAAGCAAACCAATGCTATCATTATATTTATTATACTAAATATATTATTTATTTGTTTCATATCTATTATGTTTAAGAAAGTTCTTTGATTATGTTATTTAAATATTCTATTCTTTTTTGTAGTCGTTCAATTCTCAATTCATAAACTTCCAGGAGTTGTGATTGAGTTTCTTTACTCATATTAAATTTTGTGTCCATAGTTTTAGTTTTTAAATTTTACTTTCTTTAATGCTATATCTGAATATCTACCATAAATATCATTATCCTCACAATTAGGACAATGAAAATAATCCCTACTCTTTACCCAATAATAACAACCACAATTATAACATTCAAATTTCTCCATAGTTTTATTTGTTTTTAGTTAGTTCGTGATAACTTTTCTCTGTTATCCTTTTCATAAATTTCTGTTGATCTGATATAAAATACTTATCATCTTGCTCAATAGTATATAGCATCTTTGTTATTAGTGTAGTTATTTTCATATTATTATTTTTTTTGTTTTACTCCTAAAAAATCTGCCCAACCTTTAAAGTCATCTTTATATGCTCTATGTGGTTTCAAAGGTATAAAACCTTCTTTTGTTTCTTTTACTTCTATCTCGTCTCCTTCTTTCCAAGAGTCGATAATAGGTTTCTCAAGTGTATAGTCTATATAGAAATAAACATCATCTATTTTTATATAAGCAGATCTTTTATTTATTTGTTTTATATTCATAATTACCAGATTTGTCTTTCTAATTTTATTATTAGTTTAAATAATTCTCCTTTTTTTATCTCATCTTTTTCAAGAGCAAATTTAGTTCTCAAGTTTACTAGTTTCATATATTGTATGTGTCTCATAATGTTATTGTTTTTTGTTTATTAGGTTAGGTAGTCCGTTAAATGTTTGTTATTCATAATTAATAATTGTTTAATATAAATTCATTTAATTTTTTTTCTGTTAAAGTTTTTAAAGTTATATTATTACTTTGTAGATCTTCTTTAACTATACCTGGAAATATGTCATATTTTAAACAGATATAGGTAAATGTTGAATTATTTACAAGTTCTTTTGTTTCTCCTATTGTATTTATGTTTTTCATAATATTTATTTTAATGTTTATACAAATATAAAGCATAATATTTTTAATAAACAAATAATTAACAATAATTCTTTACAATAATATTTTTAATATCAAAGCGTAAAACAAAATAATATATAAAAGATCATTTAAATATTAGCACTATCAAAACAAACATTAAATAATATGAATACAAATTTTATATGGTGGACCAGGTGGTTTTGTTCAAACCTATTGCGTTTAACGATTAGACAAAGTCGAAACCTATTGCGTTTAATGACTAAGTATCCAAATAGAATATATATTGAATCTATTGGACTTGGAGTACTTTTAAGTATATCAAGTTTCTTTTTCGTTTATATGTTCACCTGGATTATTATAGCAATTAAATTCTAACCCTTTTGAATTTAACAACAACCCTTTTGAATTTAACGATAAACCTACTGCGTTTAAGAACCTATTGCGTTTAAGAATAATAAAAGGAAGACCCACCTCACTACCGATCATAATCGACTTCGTATATTGATGAGTCAACCTATTATGTTTAAGAACTACCTAATAACATACACACCTTTGCTTGCATTAGCTAAAAAGTATTGAATACAATAACGCAGGGAATCCAATTGGTGATTCCATTTATCTATTGGTCTTGTGTTTCTTTCGTGCCAAACATAATTGTTAAGCTCCTTAATAAGCTCTGTACTATCTGGATCTATAATCAAATCAAAGTCCTGGATAAGAGCTATCCCTGTAAGTATAGACCCACTGCGTTTAATGGTTGGCTTTATGTTACAATATTCTTTTAATTCAGATATAAGTCTTGGCTCTGCTGAATCACATATGATTAAATCCTCTCCTGCATATCTTCTGTTGTTCTCTCCTATTTCCTTTGTTGACATACCTGCTTTAGCATACATTGTCTTAACCCATATCTTTTTACTTTCTTTATGTATTGCAGCTTTTATAAGTACAGTAGGATCTACAGAAAAACCAAAGTCTTGACCATATATAGATTCAGTACCAGTATTAAATAAACCTGTAGACCAATTACCAAAGATAACACCCTCTGCTTTATCCATCCATCCACCAAGTATCTGGTGATTATATCTATCTGGTCTTCTGCGTCTAATGTCTTCTAGCTGTAACAGAAATGAATCTGATAAGTTTTCTTCATTATCTTTAAATGTAGTGTGTATGTAAGTTACATTATCTACAAAATCATTAGTGCCAGGATTAACTCCTTTACCTGCAAAGAATCTTTGATATATCCAATGCTCTTTTGTTGTAGGGTTTAGTATCATCATAACCCTATTAGGTTTATTCTTTGACCTAACTGACTGATCTATCTTATCAAAGTCTTCTTCCTTGATTAGTTCCTCTGCTTCATCAAGTACCCAAGTAGTTATCCCACTAATTGACTTTAGTGCAGCAGTTTGATTCCCTGCTGATGTACGGATACCTTTAAACAGTATTGAGCTTCCAGTACTTATGTTTAAGATTTCATCTTTAGTAATACGAAAGTGTTCCATAATACCATACAGTTCTAACTTCTCTAAGAACTCTGGAATGATTGAGTTGGCTGCACTAATCATAGTGTACCTAGTGAATAGTATCTTGTGACCCTGTTCGAACGTTAGAAAGGCTAAAAAGGTAGTTATAGCAAATGACTTACCACTTCCCCTTCCTCCTGTTATAACAAAGTATCTTGAGTCGTTACCTAATGAATTGTATTTATTATTGAGTACTGGCTTCTTCATCTGTGTCAAGCTCTATAGTATTATCTTCCTCTTGTGTACCAGTAAATAGATTCTTAATATTGATGTTAACCTTTTGTTGTTTCTCTTCAGGTTTATCAAGTGGCTTACCATATTTATATTCAAAGAGTAATTTAAGATGTGGAAACGATTGTTTAGCTTGCTCGGCTAATGATTCCCAAGCTTCTTCTTCTGATCCGAATACTTTAGCCATTGCATTAAGTGCGTAGATTCCGACCCGTTTTCGTTTGGCATCGTTAAGAGCAGCAGAAGATGTGGGTCGTACAACAGGCACGTTTCTAACGCCTGGTTTGCGTCCATTGTTTCTTCGTCCATCACTATCTTTGACATATTTATATTGTTTTGGTTTCCTTCCCATTTTTCTCGTATAAGAACTTATATATATTCCAAATTGCATCTGACCATTCCTTGTCAGTATAAACTTTATTCCCTTTCTTTACCAGTCCTTTAAATTCAACAACAAGATTAAACTTAACGCATCTTCCTACGCAACCTGGCAATGGTTCAGGATATATTTTGTAACCTCTCTCTAAACACCATCTTGCTGCTGCTTGGTTATATAAACCTCCATAAGGAGGTAAACCCCACTTCTTATTATGTGCATCTATCTGTTCTTTAGACCTCTTGCGTTTCATTTATTAAATCATACTTTTTTTGTAACTCTTGATATTCTTCTACGAGTTGGTTATACTTAATTTTATAATAGTTTTCATTATTATATCTATTTAGATCCTCTTCACTTTCTTGAAGCAATCTGTTTCTTACTCTTGTATATGTATTTAAGACTGTGTCTTTATGTAAAGCCATTACATCAAAAACAAGTAACCCGTGTAATACTGATGCGTGATCTCTATTAACAGATTTACCTATTGCTAATAATGTAGCGTGTGAAAACTCTCTACATAATTTAAAGTAGATAGCTCTTGCATAGACATATTCCCTTTTCCTTGTATTTCTATTTAATGAAAGTCCAAGCTCTTTTGCTACTTCAACTTTTATTTGTGATATACTAATATTCGATTTTTTCTCCATTTTCTTCTAATTCAATTTTTATCTCACTGTATGTTTTTTCTTCTGCATATGACAGAGCTTGCTTAATTCCTGCACAAAGTTCGTACATTTCCTTATATTCAAACTCATACATATCTTCAACTAACTCTTCATATGTTACACCCATCAATAAGTCTCTAAGTGTTAGGTAATAACTCTTTTCAATCTTTTTTTTATATGTATCCTCTTCTAACGTATTCATTAACATTTTCAGTCTTATCGTAAAAGTACTTTCTGTAGTTATTACAAGCGACCTCAACCTTCTTCTTCCCTCTCTCTAATGCTTCGTCACTACATTCATATATCCCAATCTCACCAGTCCCCTTATCTATAACTAAAAATGTAAACTTTTGTACATTAAAGAGTTCCATATAAATATAAGCCTGCACGTCATAATGCCATTTATGTCTCGCTGTATATACCCAAGATCCTATATCATTTGTAGTCTTTACATCTACGATTCTATCTGTTGTTAAATAATCTGCTTTACCTCTAAAAGGAAAATCATTTATCTCTCCTATGCCAGGAAGTTCTGCTGCACCACCACGAAGTAATTCACTCGCTTCATAGTTAGACTCTAAACACTTTACAAGATATTTAAAGTAACTAAGCTCTTTGTTAAGCATTACTTCCATTCCTGGATTGTCTGCTTTAGCATCCTTATACTTGTTGGTGTTTCTTGTACTTGCATCTACAAATATATATTTCTCTGGTATTTTCTCATATTCTAATACTAAAGTATGAAATAGCCTACCATCTCTTAATGCTGGTACATTGCTATTGTCTTTAGTTAAATAGCTTTTATATTTAACAGGAGATTCATATAAACTTTTTATACTACTTGAAGATAAAGCTGCTTCACCAAGATAACCATAGTAGAAACTATCGTCATCCATTCGGTCTAACAACTCTTTCTTTTCCCATTCCTTACCGTCTAATAATCTAATCATATATTTTTATTCCTTTTTTATTATTCTCGTTTATAGTTAGTGGTTTTATATTTGTAAAATAATTTAACTTTACAAACTGTTCTTCATTTTCAGAATAAAATAAAGACACATTATGATCTGCACACCAATAAGTACCATAATTATTCCAGCTCATTTTTTCAGTAAATTTAGATTCAATATATTTATAAAAATCTTCTCTTGACAAACCAATCATCTCTTGCGTTGTTAAATCAATAACATAACCTCTTTTCCTTCTAAACTCACCAATTCTATCTTCAAAGTTTTTCCAAAATCTCCACTTGTGATCTAAAGACCTTCTTTTAGCTTTATAGTTAGATCTCTTTTTAATTTGATCTTCTCTGTTTTCTTTATAAAAACTATTCATATATTTCTTTTTACATTCTTTACATTCATTCCTATACCCATCAGCAGAATCTTTTCTAACAGGAAATAAACTAATATTAAGAACTCTATAACATTTTTTACATTGCTTTGTTTTCATAATGCTAATATAATAAACATTTAATTAACAAACAAACTTATTTACTATTTTCTATATAATCCTCTAATGCAGCTAAAGCTCTCCAAGCTACTTTTCCTAGATGAAGTAATCCATCATCATCTATTTTATCAGCATCTATTAGATGTCTTGTCAGTGCATCTAAATGATCTTTACTTTTACCTTTATCCCAATGAAGTGGTTTGTCAGGATGATGTTGATCGTTGCCTGCTAAACTAACTTTGCTTACATATTTAAGTGCATTAGGGAAATACTTTAATACACCTGAATAAACTGGCATATTTTTTCTTTGTGTGTGTTTATCTTTATTCATCTATATTATCAAACATATTTAGTTGGTTTCTTATTTGTGTGTAATGTTCTTTTGGATACTCTTTTTTACTCTTATTCTTTTCATTAAATCTTTTTTTCACGTTTTCGCTTGGCGTAACCCACTCTAAATTATCTACGTAATTATGAAGACGGTTTCCGTCTATATGATTAACTTGACTGTACTTATTAAAGTTTTCATTTGGAATAAAAGTATGAGCAACTAGTTTATGAATTAAACATCTTATTTGACTTGAATATAAATCTTTTGTTGCAAACTCGTTTGTTAGTCCAACTTCATAATATCCAGCAGATTTTACCTTTACAGGTTTTAATATTTTATTTCTTCTTAAAGATCTAATCTGCCCATATACATTAACTCTATAGTTAGGAAACTTAATAGGTTCTGGATCAGACATTCTTTGGTAAACAGGAATGTACCACTCATCTTTATTCATAATATTTCAGCACCATAAACAGGTAGCATAGCTATCTCTTTGGTTATTTTATTTGTGTTAGAAAAATCTGTTGTTTTAGGTAAATACTTTTTAACCCAATAAGGATTCTGAAAGAATAAGTTCCATCTATAAACACCTTTAGGTGTTGAGTTTATATATATAGGAGCATCAAAGTTATCTGTAGCTTTGTCCCATAAAGCAAAAAACTTTGCCTTTTCGATAACCAGCTCGTCATAATGTTTTCTTCTACATTTAAGCTCTATCCTATGTTGTCTAACAGGGCTATAACAATCCCATCTACTAATAGGATTTGTACTCATAACTAAATCAGGATAAACCCTCTCTTTAAGATATTCAAAGAGATCTTTCTCGACCATTATATTCATCAAACAAAGATTTTAGTTTCTGTAGTTTACCAGCAAAACAACTTCCACAAGTTGTCGGTTTATCATTATAATTAAAAACTCTATTGTATATAGTCAGTATATTTTTCTGCTCTTCGCCTGTAACTTTAGTTTTGTTTGCATCATAAAAGTCAGTAAGAAATGAATGTTCTTCTAGCGTTAAACAATTAGGTTTATTATATGGAAACATTTTATTTAATGTCTCTTTTCTTTTATCACAACCACAATCTTTTCCGAGTGCATCAAACACTCCATCAACTGCAGCCTTAATTCCTGTAGCTTTTGTAATCTTTTCTACAGTATCACCAACGCCACCAGATTGCTTTTCATATTTGGCAACCCACTGTTTATAATTCTTGGTTCTTTTATCGTTAGGTTTGGGTGGTATTTTATTCATCTTTATTTTTTTTAATTAAGTGAAAATCTCCATTGATGTAATCCTGGAAATCTTCAGCAAATTTTGTGTTAAGGATTTGTTTGTAGTTCTTACAGCTATTAAATATAGATGTAACACTTATACTAGTATCTTTAGATAACCTACGCATACTAATATCAGTTTCGTAATAGACTTTAAATAGTTTTTTATCATACCACCGATCCCAACTTCCAACTTCATCCTGTATTAAATCTATTAATCTTTCTTCAGCTCTTTGCTTTTCAACTTCTGCTTTTCTTTGAGCTTCAGGTGTTGGTTCAACTATTTCAAAGGTAACATCAATATCATCAAGTCTAACCATATGATGTCTGCTTCTTTCTTTTAAATAATCATTATATAGGTTTTTTATTGTTATATATACATAAAACTTATTTACATCTGTTTCATTATACATAATCTTTTTTGGCTCTTTAATGTATTTGTTTAATCTAAGATACATCTCCTGGACAAAGTCCTCAACTATATGTGATGGTATTCCCATAGAAATACCCATAGAAATCCACAGTTTATGATATTTAGATAACAACTCTATCATTTAACAAAAAAGAAATGTATAAAAACAAATCCAACACAAATCCTTAATAGATCTGCAGTTGAATCATATTCAGGTATCTCTATGTCTTCAACATAATCAATACCTACTAAAAATCCTTTAATTAATTCAAACTGTACATTCATAATTTAATATTCAAATTCGACTCTTATTTTATCTGACTCTCCATAAAACTTACTCATACTGTTTATCTCAACAATGTTTTGATCTTGTTCGTATACAAGACCCTCTAAGGCATCAAAGAAAGCTTTATTTAAGTTGTCCTGTAAATCAGGCTTTGTTGTCTTAAATGTCTTAACTCTTTTCTTTCTTGAGAAACTCTTAGGGTAAGCATATATATATTCTATATAATTAACTTTAATTTCTGATCCTGCTGTAATTATAGAAAATTGTTCAGGTAATTGTTCAGTTACTAATCTATCTAAATAAGCTTGATAATCTTTTACCTTTTTAGGTTTATACTTAATACCACCTCTACCAATCCTAAAGGACTGATGAGAAAGCGGTCTTATGTTTAATTCAAATTTTAATTTCACGAATGTATAAATTGGTTAATTCCGTCTGGCATTTCACATACTTGAGGCAAACCTTTCTTCACTTCAAATGAAAAAGATCCAAATGAATAACCTCTGCTTCTTTTGCAATCTACTACAACCACATCAGGATTATCAGTTGTAGGAGATACAGTTATTTGTGTCTCTGTCTTCTTTTCTAAAAATGAACCTAAATGACCTGTAGCTTTTGAATTATAGAAATTAGAATGTATAACTGTAATGATATGTATGTTGTAATCTTGTGTCCACTTCATCAAGTAGTGTATTACTTTATTAGATTTCTCAAGATCATTAATGTCGTTTAGTAAGTCTGCTACTCCGTCAATAATTACAAGACCTACATTTTTTGTTACCGATAAATGCCAATCAATAAAATCTAGTCTGTCCTCTGGGCTGAATTGTCTAAGTGCATACGTATAATAATCACTAATATCTTTAGCCATTCTATGCACTCTTTTAAATGTCTTTTGTGCGTGGTAACGGCTTTGTTCTGTATCATAATGTATAAGCTTCTTATCTCCTTTAAAACCCCTTAAATCACCTACAAATACATCGTGTGATCCTAAGTAAGCAGATGCAAGTAGTGATACTAAAAAAGTCTTTTTACTCTTTGGTCCTGCAGATATAAAACTAAAATTACCATATGTTCCCACAGGTATATTTTCTCCATTACTTAATTGTCCTTTTGATATTGCAGCAGGTGGCTCCTTTATATCCTCTTTTGCATCAACATAGCTTTCCTTTAAGATATTTTCAAACCTTATATGTTGATTTAATTTCTCTTGTGTCATTAACGTTCCCATTATATAATAAAAAAGGGAGCCGAAGCTCCCTGTAACCTAGAATGGTAAGTCCTCTGTAGCACTGTCAGAGACAACTTGCTCTGCTTTCTTTTCTGCTACTTTGCACTCGCCATTAGTCCATACGACTCTACCGTTTCCCATATACACTCTTGGTTTTTTAGCTTCTCTATCTTCTTTAGATTGCTCTTCCCAAATTGCTATGTTTTGTCCATACTGGTTAGTGTCATCGTTTAATCCAATAGTAAAGTTTTTGTATGTACCTTTACTATCTTTTATTCCAATTGTTCCAATTGCTGCCATATTATTTGTATTTATGCCGTTAAGGCTTTTTCTATTTGTTTAGTTAGACGATATTTTTTTTCAATATCTGTCATCTTCCCACCATCTTTCATAAACTTAACTGCTTTAATAAAAGCAACGCTGTTTTTTTGTAAAAGTGGTTTTTGGTCAACTACGGATTGTTTTTCACCGTGAGTATTTATCGCATCAGCATCTTTAGTATCATCAATTAATAATAAATTACCGATAGCATACTTTTTAGCATAAGAAGATGCAGCTCCTGTTCTTTGTGGATCTTGCATACCTTTTGCATTGAAGTCTATAATTGCTTGTGCAGTTGATTCTATTTGCATAGTAGGATCTGTACAATCAATCATTTTAGCTGTAGACTCTATATAAGCCCTTCCAGCTATCTCTTTAAGCTCATCGCTTATCTTAAAAACAACTTTATGCTTTTTAGATATAGGCTTAACAGCCTCTAATATATCTTCTGCACTTCTATAGTTGTAGTTTCCAAAGCTATTTCTTTGGTTCTTTGGAGCTTTAAGCTCCGTCTGTATTAATAAAAGTTTATTTGTTATATTCATAATTGTTTAACTATAGTGTAAATATAAACAAAATATATTAATAAAAAAAAGAGGGTTAATTAAAACCCCCTTAAGAAACAAAAAAACAATTAATAAAACACTAATAAAGCCAAATAGCGTGAGGTTTTTGGTCATCATTGTCAACGTGAATAAAAGTTTTAGCTATACCAAATCTTTGAAATCCAACCATAGACAAAGCCTCTATTATTTTAAGTCTTTTATTTGTATGAGTACAATGTATATCAGCAGCTCTGCCAATTAAATGTGAACTAGCAGTGCCTCCTCCAACCTTTCTATTGTGATCTGGAGTTCTATAACCTGAATTTATTTTAAATTGTATTCCCGCAATATCTCTAGCTTCATCTAAACATTCAACAAACTCTCTATCCATATATTTATCTCCACTACCTGGATAATCAGGAGAATCAAATTCATCATATGTAAAATGTTTTAATTCCATATTGTAAAATTATAAAATATTTTTTACATTTGCAAAGACGTAGCTGTAAATCTACGATAAAAATTACTAAACTTCAATAGAAATATTGTTGGGTCAGATAGCAAAAATCTTTTCTTTTTGTAGGCTTTTTCTTTTCTTTCTTTTACCCTTTTCTTTCTTTTCTTTTAATCTAATACTTCAAATAGAAACTTAATTAAAAACAATACACATATACTTTTTAGCAGTAAGATGTTTAGTGAAGGAGATATTATAACAAATAAAAACAATATAGCTAGTACAATTAATATTGTGTTATATATATATTTAAATTTCATATGTTATTCTTTTGTCTGGATATAATTGAATTTTATTCACCTTAACATTATCTGTATTAAGTTTAGTTGTTGAACAACCAAATGATATAAACAGTATAAATGTAATTACCCTAATCATCTTTTTTTACCTTGTCCTATATACTTTTTTTTATAAGCAGCTTGTGACTTGGAAGCATTTTTAGAATGTACTCCAGGTCTCTTCTTCTTTTTAGGAGGAATATAAATTGCTACCTTAGCTTTCTTTGGCATTATTTACAAATACAAATGTCGCAATTACACATATTAATTAGTTTTATTATTAAATTTCTCAAAGGTACGCATACCGCCTAACCCTAACATACCAATTAAAACAGTCATTAAATGTTCCATCTGTAATGCTGGAGGTACCTGTTCAGGTCCAATAAACCATATTAGTAAATCTCTTAATACAAAGTTGTATGCTAATGCTACTCCACATACCCAACCAATAAAAGGTCTCCAACCAGCAACAAATATCGTTCTATGTTGAGCTTCTATTTTATTGATTTCTCCCTGCAGTTCTATAAGCTTCTGAGGGTCTATCTCCTTTCCTTTGATAAGCTCTCTTATTTCGAGTCCTAGACCGCTTAAATCGCCTGTCTTGCCTATACCTAAAATTCTTAGTAGTCCTTTCAACATACTATGTTTAATTATAGTCCTGTTTTAAACAGTAATTTAGTTATTAATTTATTCCATTTAGTAACAAACCAACCGTTTAAGTTTCTAAATTGTTGTGCTAACCACTCAAATATTCTTGCCATAATTTATTTTTTATCGAATTTATCTAAAAGTTGTATTATCTTAATTACTGTATAAACCAACGTTGCTACTATTAATAATGCTTGTAATACTTCATTCAATTGTGTCATAGATATTATATAAACTACTATTCCTATTATTGTTGGTTTAAAGCTAATGTAAGTCATATCATTAATTTATTTTAATTGCCATATATATATAAGTTGAACCACTTGCATTTCTGTCAGCATCACTATCTTCCATTTTAAAACCATTAGATTCAAAAGATAATCTTAAACCAGTAAATTCTGAATCACTTGTATTTGCCCTCAACATTGGCTCTCCCCTAACACTATCAAACATATTCCAATTTCCTGTCCC